ACCTATCGGGAGTAATCTCGTTATCATCAAAGAGTGGAATACCGTCTTCACCCAAAATCTCTTTCTCCATACCCTGTGGCATATTCATTTGTACTTGGTGGAGTATGTGGGTAAGAAGTTCGGCAAACGATTCTCGCAACCTTTGGGCTGGTATATCGAACCTTTGGTCAGCATTTTGGAGTATTGCCGTAGTTCTTGTTGCTGTACCACTACCACCCACTATATCGGACTCCTTACCCATTGAATAGGAGGACGCAGCCGTAAGACGTTCTATAAGCTCCATTAAAAGCCGCATTGTAGCAATTAGACGTTCTATGGGAACAGAAATATCGGGAAAGTATACACTTCTCTGTGGGTCAGATACAGGATACATTTTAAGTGGTGCGAGTGTATGTGTTTCAGGGTTGTAGTCACCACTTGGGTCATAGAAACCAAAACGTTGTATGGAGAGTGTGTTGGCATCTCTAATTTGTCTAAGACAAGCGTCACATTCTTCTGCCAACGGTAGGACAAGTTCTATGATACCTATGGAATAGAACTTAAGAACACGACGAATAAAATCGTATTTAGTAAAAGGACGGACAGACTTACGGGAAATCGCAGTAAGGGGTATTGCAGATAGAAGGGTTTTGCTCTCCTTCTCAACCGTAACTACACACTCTTCTTGGAACCCGTCATTATCGTAGTCGTAAGGACCGTACCACTCAAGTATGTCGGTGGGATAGTTACGTCTCTTGACTCCTGAAATAGCAACACGTTCGGCTTCTTGGAGTGTTACATCAACCTTACTTAACACAACACTATCTACCGAAGGTTTTACCTTATCGATAACATTACGGTATTTACCAGACTTCTCCATATACTCAAGGTCGTTATAGTAAACGGGAGTACGGTGTATAATGGGTTCTTTCTGTAGGTCTGTTTGACCTGGTTGTATATAAAAACGGTCTATAGGTATGATTTCTACAAACGGTTTTTCTTTTGTATCAAAAACTTTGTTTGTAATCGGATTACCTGTTTCATCAACTACGGCAATAGGATTACCCATTTCGTCTTGTGTTTGAACTGGTTCAGTCTGTCCCGTGTCCTTTTTGGATACGTTCCACGTATCTTTGGTAATAGCAGTTCCCATAATACAAACGTATTTAATAACATCATCTACGGTGAGTTTGAGTTTCATACGAACCTTGACCCACCATAACATTAGTTTGTTAAGTCTTACTACAGTCTCCTTGTCAGTTCTCTCAACAGGTTTCCAACCAATCAAATTCTCGTTCCATATAGCAGGAAGTAGTTTTGAATGTATGGTTTCAACAACAGCAGTAGTTATCTTGGTAGTACCTTGAGACATCCATGGTTTTAGTGCAGGTTCTGACTGTCCCTCATACTTCTTTACAATAAACTCGTATTTACCCTCAAAATCAAGGTCTTCACCCTTATTATTAGTGAACCACCCCTTTTGTTTTCGTGCATCTTCCGCAGTCTCGAAATCCTCACATACAATATCAACAAGTTCTTTCTCTTGTTCGGGTGTAAGTGGAATTTGCATACTGTTGGTAGGTTGGGGTAATTGTTCTACTACTTCTTCCGTTGGATTTAGTTCATCTTTTATTTCTCTAGCCATTCAAGTCTCCAGATTCGGTTATATCGGACGGTTCAATATCAATTATGTCCTTGTTTTCTATCTTTTCCCTCATATTTTCCGCCTCAACCAAATCCATACGAGAACTTTTGAGACGTTTCAATATTTCGTCACGTTTCTTCATTAAATCCTGGTCACTCAAATCGTTTATATATGTCAAGGAATAGAAATTGTTTCCCTGTTTAATATCGTGTTGTTCCATCTCGTCTTTTGCATTTCGTAGGACTGTAGTTGCCTGTTTAAAGTCATCGTCATCGAGACATTTCTCAAGAATCTTCTGATACTTCTCAAGTCTATACCGTTTGTTAGCAATGGGAACTTCGGCAACTTTTGACAACCACTCTTTTCGGAGTTGTTTTATTACCACACCCCATTTTTCACTGTCTCGTATTGAACCTATAACACCATAGTTAATCTTGAGACCAGTTTCTTTCTCTAAACACTTTTTTATGTCAACTATTGGGGTAAGTGTCGCAAGTAAGTACGCTATCTTGGCTCTTATCTCGTCTGATAGTTGTCGTTTCCCATTTTCAGGGTGTTCTCCAGTTTTTTTAGCCGCACTAATTCTTTTAGAGTCTAGATTAATTATCGGCATTGGTTGTTCAACATCTTTTCTATGTTTTCTATGACACTCTAAACACCGACGGTATTTAGGATGTTTCCAAAAAATGTCTACACCACAATCTCGGCACTGTTTTTTATATTGTTCCCTATCGTCTATCATAGTATTTAGATGTGGTTTTCGGTTGTCGGAGCGTCTCAAACACCAGGGTCACCACAAACCTTTTTGCGGGGTATAAGTCATTATGCCTCCCCTATATACATAGAAAAACAACGAAAAAAGCAAAAACAACGGTAATAGGGGTAGTGTTTTAGTCAAAATCTTCCACCTGATTGTCACTATCTGGACTTTTGGGCATATGCCCATAACGAAGTTTTAATGCTTGTTTTGAAGAAATATGGTCTAGTTTCTTGTGATTAAACGGAGTCTCTCGTGACTTGCGAATATAGTCATACCCGTAAATTCCCTGCTTAGCAAGATACTTGGATAACTTCCGACAGACTTCTTTGCAGTTTGGTTTGAGGTTGCAGTTGGTACAAAACATAAAACACTCCTTGATTTCGCTTCATCAAGAAGTGCTATGCACTCTCCGAAGGGTTCGTTATTTAGATAAATCTCTTACACGTCGTCTTATTATTACATCACCGTTAGGTAACATAACACGTATTGTCCTACTATTTTCTTTTACTACCGTTGCCTCTACTTCCCGTCTTTCTTTTCCCTCTCGGTCTTTGTTGATTAGAACTTTCATTGGTCTCCTTTGTTTCGTTACACCACATGGCAGCTAATGCACGATAATCTAATGCTTCCAACACATCACAAAGTGCTGGTATTGCAATAAACGGACTAGTAGATGGGCTTATCAATATCTTCTTCATGTCTATTCCCTCTTTCGTATGTTGGTGACGAGCATAACAAATACCTGATTACGTCGCTTGCATGTTTATTCTTATCTCTAACACTTTCCTTCAACTCTTTCATATCATGTAAGTGTTTTGACCAGTCATCGTACTGGAGATTAGAAATAGCACGATACGTTTCCCTTGCACCGTCTTTGAAAAAATATAATTTAGGTTTGTTGGAAATATCCACTGGTTTACGTTTATCGTATTTTAGATATTCTCTAATCTTTACCTTACCAGCCTCGTCGTCATCAATTCCGAGAATAAGTCCACGGAGTCCCGCACTACGAAACTGGTCAACAACACGAATACGACTACCGACAGCTTTAGGTTTGTTTCCAAAGTTAGGGTCAATGATACGACGTTTTACACGCCAGTTCATGTACTTCTCATGTGCCAACATTTTAGCGGTATATTCTTCAGGTGACCCAGTTGCAATTAACTCACCGCAAATATAAACGTCGTCAGTCTTGTCAATATATGCCCATATTGTCCAATGAGGATTTCTGTCATGTGGGTCAGTAACAGAAATAACAGGTGAGTCGGTAGGAACCTTGTGGTCTTCAATCCTATGCACACTCGGTTCAATCTCTTTGAACACAATACCAGATAAGTGATACCACCGACCATGAATACGTATTTCTCTTTCTTCTTCGGGAATACTATCTTCAAACTCTTTGATATACTGTTTATTAAGAATGGGTTTACCCTTAATATCAAACAAATTATCGTGAATATCTGCAACAAACATTTCTATGAACTTACCGTCTGCCCTATCACAAAGTTCTTCCTTCATCCACTGTTGTTCAATAGGTGTTAAAGTAAAAATCATCACGCCCCCTCGGTCAACAAGACCACGGACTATGGAGGAATAGAGAGGACGTGATAGTGGTTCGTCTGAAATTGCAATGTCGTAGTCACTTCCTTCAAACGACATTAGTTTCTGTTCTTGGGATTTAAAAAATACCTGTGATACTCCACCTGACTTGTGTCTAACATCAACTTGTGCTAAATACCCATAACTGTGTCTACGGGGTTTGCCCACAATGGACTCCTTAGGCACTAACTTCTCAAACTTTGGTTCAACAAAGTTCTGTATGTGTTCAAACGTCGGTGATACCCATAAAATCTTTTGTGGTATATCACGTCTCTTGTGTTCTGGATACCAGTCGGGGTATAGACCAGTAGCATGCATTACAAGTTCTGCCATGGCCGACTCAGTTTTGCCTGACCTGTTACTACCCACATAAAGAATCCTCTTTGCCTTAGAACAATGGAACTTATACTGTTTAGGATTAGGTGTGTAGTAGAGAATACCCGACTCGTCCTTACGTTTCTTGAGTAAAGACTCTATCTGTTCGAGTTCTTCTAAATACTTTTTAAGATGTTCCTTTTTGGGGTCCATTTTCCTCAAGTTCTTTTGCAATAGTTATTCCGATTAAATCTAAACAAGATAAATACTTCTGTCCATCCCACATGAAAGGTGTTCCACAATTAATTCCCTTGAAATGTTTTTTAAGTGTTCGTATTAGTTTTTCCTTATCAATTCCCTGTTGTATAAGTATTGAAAATAATACACCTAAAGTGTTAAACATTGCGTTCTGACAGGTGCCAGCTTTTCCCAAAGTAAATCTTGTTTCAAAAAGTTCATTGTCGTTTTTATTGAGAGTTACGTATAGAGCACCACATTCACTTTTTGTTTTTATGGTTTTGCCACTTAACACTTGTGGTCGTTTCTTTGTCATTTCCCACGTCCTTTTGCTTTTTGATATGCTTCACGCAACCTATCTGCTCGCCACTGTCCAGATTCAATTCTGTAATACTTACGATTTTCGGATTTTGTAGATAAATCTCCATAGACTTCTTTTCTTAATCTCTTTGCTTTTGTGCCACGCATAGTTAATCCTCGTGTATCGAAACCGATACTGAAACTACGTTCTCATCTTCATCACGTTCTACGTAAACAGCCATATGAATATCTTCATACACACAAAATGAATCTATGTGAGCATCTTTGGATACTTTACGAACTGGAACTACGTGGGTTTTGCATTTACTTTTCACCATTTCCTCCTCATGTTATCTGTTTGTCTTAATACATACGCTAATTGGTCTGCTACTTTCTCGTAATCGTCGTGGGTTAACAAAAACCGCATGTCCCCATTTTCGGTATCACTACCACAGGGGTAGATAAATCTACATCTGAGTTCCACCATTATAATCTCCAATACCTCATGCACCAGAATATCATGGGCTCTCTCTGGTGTATGGTATGCACCAATCCGAATCTCCTGTTTGTGGGTGGAGAACGAACCCCCAGAGTTCTTGGTGTCGAAGATTACTTTATACGACTTGCCACAGATTGAGATAGGTGCTACAGAACCCCTTCGGGGTACACGACGACGGTTTTTAGGAGAAAGATTATTCGCTGACATAGATTTTACCTTGTTTGGGTAACCACTCTAGTTTTAATACCCCTAGTTTTTGGGGTGGGTAATTTGCCCTCTCTGCATACGACGTAGAACCTAACGAAGAAGTCTCAAGAAATGAACCAGTATTACCAAATATCACATCTCGTGATGACCCCCAGTATACACGACTCTTACGTGTTGCCCATAAGTCATGTGAATGACCACATAGGTAGACATCTGCGTCGTAGTAGGCAAGATTATCTTCGAGATTATTGACCTTTGCACCTCGTTTGCGTCCAGCGAACCAGCCGTGGTGGAGCCATAGAAGTAGTGGTCGCTGATGTGTCTTGGGTCTTGCGGTTAACTTGAGGTAACATGAGTATCCACCGTATGGAATACCTAACTCCTTGCAGATATACTTCACAGGATCACCATATCCGTCGGTCTGCATATGTTGTTCGTGATTACCCATTAACATTACTAGAATACGTTCCTTGACAGGTTCCAAAATACCCTGTATTTCGTCCCTAAGCTCGTCTATTGACCGATACGACTTATTCTCATTGCAATCAAACCTCTTGTCTTTAGGGATAATACAGTCAAGTAAGTCTCCCATTCCAATCAAGTAGGTGGACTTACGAGGGGTTGCCCAATCTATAAATCTCTTAAACTTGTCTATACGACAGTTCTTTGACCCATAGTGTAAATCACCGAATGGACATATCTCAATCTTCTCTGCACAGTCTAACTCCTTGGATATTTTATACACACCACCTCCCTATTTTAAATCTTTTTGATAAATGTGGCGAACTGTATTAAAGGGTATTATGTGTGTTAAACCTTCTTTTTCAAAACGTATGTAATTATTACCAAACATACTATTAGAACACTCATATTGTTCCGATGTACCATTTGTCCAAAACACAGTAACCAGACTGTTGGGTTTCTCCACGCTATTCACCGTAGTACTGCATATAGTAAGTAGCATAAGCCGAATATCCCAACCAAAACAGAACCCATAGGATTTGCAGTAGTCCAAACCCTGTGGAATAACTGACTTGGAAGAACTTAAATAAGGGGTCTGCAAATAATCCAAGGAGCACCATAAAAAAAGCAGTAATAAGGTTGATAATAAAATACTGGTCTAACTCATTTGTTACTACCCTCATAAAACCTCACTTTCTTAACGTCTGTTTGTCTTTTTGTCGTATCCACCAATCCACTATTGGACATAAATCATCTTGGTGTACTCGGAAGAAACCTAATTCATCGGGGAATACTTTCCAACCAACCTCGTCTATTATATTGCAAATAGCTGTATCTACAGAATTATCAACAACGTGTTTATTCATTTTCTTAACGCTTTTGTGTAATATGAACTGCCCTTACGAATATATTGCTTGCCGTCCTTTGCCATTGACCACTTATTCATCACCTCGTCGGGTATGGGAAACACTGCATCTGGGTCTGGGGTTAGTAACTTGGACTTACGACGGAGCCTACGATGCATGACTTGTTTATCAAACTTTTCACTCCTGGCAGATGTTACACCCACGATAGGAGTCCTACGCCTTGACTGACCCACTCAAACCCCCCATGCTACAAAGAAAAGCACGACGACGGTAATACGGAAAAGCAAAAGCAACGAAAAACGGTTTGTAGAAAACATTAGTACCACACCGTCGGTGCAGTTCCAGGATAACCAGGATAGTATGGCGATGGGTAGTACGGGTAGTTATAATTACCATAAGGTCTACCACACGTCGGACAATATCCACAGTGGGGACAGGGCATTTGTGACTTGGGTAAACGATACTTCTCCAAATCCTCTTTACTAATCGGGTTCTCTTTATTCTCTTCCATAACACCCTCCATTAGTCTGTATCACCAAACACTACAATTAACCACTACTACCAAGTATATCACACCACAGGATAATTGTCAATAGTAAAGATTAAAATAAACAGACTATTTTACATTCCTAACAAATGTGTGTGTCTGGAGGATATATAAATATAACAATATCCCCCAAAATGAAATCTCATAGGTGGGGCGGTTGGTGGTGGTATGAGTTATCAACAACATCGTCCGATAATAAATGTTATGTTAATTAAATACACAGGGTTACTTGGGGATAACTTGTGCATAACCTTATTATCACAGTATGTGATAGAATTGTTAGTAATATTAATATTGACTTGTGTATAACCTGTTGATAACTTATATCACAATATGTGTTTGCGTGAAATATTTCACGAATACAAGATAAATTTATATATGAGCATATGCCCATAAGTCAGTCAGTTTATTGCTATGATATTTTATACTTGACACTTTTAGTCAGGATTGATGATAATAGTTGACTATTATAGTCAAGATTGCTAGTTATAGTTGAGTATTTTGGTCAGGATTAGTAGTGATAGTTGACTGTTTTGGTCAAGATTAGTATTGTTATATATGACTATTTTAGTCATGTATGTTTATAATCTGCCCTCTTTATGTTTACAATACTGTTATATTATATTTCCATAATAGACACCCCCATATAAACGCTTTTGCTTTTTCGTCGTTTTCCCGTCGACAAATTATTTTAAAATAACTCTTGACATATGCAATATATACAGGTATACTATATCCATAGTAGAAGTTAAAACAATAACCTAGGAGGCACTATGAAGCATTATGACGAGTTTTCTTGCACGATGAAGTCGGAATTTTCTGAACAATTATATCAGGCTCAAAAAAGACTATGGGCAGTGGAAGATATCCTGAATAATCCGCAGTCCCTATCTGAGGATATGATAATCAATTATAGCGGGGAATATGCCACGCTTCAAGCAGTCATTGAGTCCTTAGAAGCATCTCACAAAGAAGCTATAAAATAACCCTCTGACGAGTCCGCAAGGACGAAACCGCTAGTAATAGCGGTCAGGGTTTAAAGAACAAGCTCTTTGACAATATCGGGGTAAAGCAAGGCAAGCGGAGCAAGTAGTCACCTATCCATCAAACGCCTATAAAACGAGATGGAAGCCGAAAGTTTCGAAACCTTGCAAGGGCAGAAAAGGAAACTAATATGATAACGCCTTGGATTAAAAAAATCAATAATATTGAACATGGTAAAATTAAGATTGATGATAGTATATATTCCGTTCCTCAATTCCTAATAAATCATGTCAGATTACAGGAACAAGCTATAGCGGACAGGGATAAGCAGGTCGCCGAACTGCAAGCCAGTAAAAAAGATATGCAAATAAGATGGGCTAAGGATATCGACAAAATATCCGAACTCCAGGCGACAATAAAAGCCAATGCGATAGCATATGCCGAAGCTAATGATTTTATCAATAAGCAAGCGGATAAGCTCCACCGCCGTAATATGCAGATAGATGATTTAAAAAAGCTTAACGAAAAATATTACTATCTGCTAAAAGAAGTTGACAATATAGCTAGTGATGATGTCGGACAAAATAGAACGGCTACACTAATCCATAAGAAGCTAGACAACCTATATCGTTAATAACACGTCACAAAACGACATAACCGCCCAACCCCGATATTGTGCTCGGCAAGTATAGCTTGCCCTGATGAGTCCGTAGCAAGGACGAAAGCAAACAATAACAGCAGTATAACAAGGAGGTTCTAACTGCTGATGAATAATCAACAAAAAGCATTAAATCCGATTAAAAACAATGGGTATTTTGAGGTAAAAACGCCATGAAAATCACTAAAGTTACGAAGTCCTATTTTGAAACCGAAGGCGAAAGAGTCTACTTTT